TTGCAGGGTCTTGGTCGTGATGTTGTTCAGCTCTTGCGCGTTGACGTAGATGACCGTCGGCGAGACCTGGTACTGGTCCCACATCGTGCGCAGCATCAGGTCGATCTCGTTGACGGTACCGCGCGACGAAGCGGTCAGCACGGTGCCGACACCGGGGGTGCCAGTGGCCAGCGTGTTGATGTAGGCACCGGAGCCCGACTTGAAGGCCGAGTACAGCAGTCCGTCGAAGGCCAGCGACGCGTTGCTCGACTTGTCCACAGCGGTAATGGACGAAGCCAGCTGGCCCGTGCCCAGCAGCGGTGAGTTGAACGTGACCGAGTTGATCGTGGTGATTTTCTCGAGACGCTCGCTGCCCGACACACCGGTGAACCACGCGTAGCCGACAGCACCGTTGATGGCCGTTGTGGAGCACGACAGGATCTGGCCCAGCGTGACCGCTTGCGAGGCCGCAGACGACTTGTTGGACGAACCGCCGTTGAGCGTGTAGGTCTGGCCGTCGGCACCCGTGAAGGTCTGCACGGTCGGGATGCCAGCGGCGACGGAGCCGCCACGGAAGCCTTCACCGGTCAGCGCCACCACGATCACCGAGTAGGTGGCAGCAGGCAGCGTGGCACCGGTACCGGCGGCGGACACGGTCGGTGTGGCAGGGGTACCCAGGTTGACGGACGCGTTGCCCATGAGGATCGCGTTTTCTTCCTTCAGCATCATCTTCTGCAGCACGCGCATGGACGCGGTGGAGCGGATGTCTTCGAAGGTGCGCGAAGCGCTGATGGCTTCGTACGTGACCTGGTCTTCTTCACCGATGGTCACGTAGCTCGCAGCCTTGGTCTCGGTCGTGTAGCTCATGCGTGCGGTGCGCTGGCCTTCAGGCACCCAGCCCATCGCGTCGAAGCCCGAGCCGAGGATGGCTTTCACAGCGCGCCAGTTGGTCGCCAGACCAGTACCGCCGCCGACACGCGGAATGCGGTTGCGCAGCGGGGTGTTCACCGGATACAGGTTCTTCGCCGGGGCTTGCAGGTCATAGGCGACCAGACCAGTACCGGTCGTGACGGACTTGGTGATGTTGTCGTCGGACTTGGACAGCGCACCCTTCGCCAGTTCCAGGGTTTCCTGGGTCAGGGCGAGAGGCGCATTGGCCAGCATCAAGCCGGGGAGGACGGTGTGGAAATCGATCAGGCCGAACGCGGCTGCGATACCGGCCACGGCAGTCAGGGCGAACAGGCCCATCTGCAGCGGGGTGAAACGGATGCTCTTCATTGGATGCTCCTGGTGGAGAGAGTTACGGACGGGTCGAAGTGTGGATTGGAATCAGGTGAGCCGACGGCCCCCCTGAGCGAAGACCTTCTTCATCTCGGCTTCTGCGCGCTGCGGAGTGCCTTCCGGCGGGAGGGCAGCGACAGGTGTTGCAGTCGGATCAGGGAGGGCGTCCTGTCCTTTGGTGAGGGCCACAGCCTTCAGCAATGCCTTGCCGGGGGCTGCACGTTTCGAGAGCTCAGCGACCGTTGCTCGCAGGTCGTCGGATTCCTTTCTGGCCTTCTCCAAGGCCTCATTGAGCGGCGCAATTGCGGTAGCGATGGCCTTCTGGACATCGTCGGTGTTGGGGGCGATACCAATGGTATCGGCAGCAGCCTTGGTCACGTTGAGCGCGTCGTCAGTCTTTCCGGCGTCTTCATCGTCGTTGTAGTTCAAGCCGTCCAGGTGGGCGCTGGCTTCCTTGCAGGCACCGTGGATCTTGCTGAGGGCTTCCTTCGTGGCCTTGCTGAACCGAGCACCGGCCTTGGACACCTTGTCAGCCACGCTGTCACCGAGCGTGATGACTTCAGGAAGGTTCGCCGCAGCGCGCAGGTTGGAGACCATCTCAGCCGTCTCTTCGGCGACCATGCCCTTGAAGAGCTCGATGCCGTCCTGCAGCCACTTGAACAGCGCAGCGGGCATCGGGCTGTTGTCGCCTTCGTACTGCGACTCCCAGCCAGATTCGCTTGCGATGTAGCTAATGGAGTTGAGCACGCTGGCAAAGTCAGCGACCGAGTACATGCCCTTGACGATCTCAGCTGGCACCGGTTCCGTTGAAGGCACACCCCCTTGAGGGGGTGCCTCACTGGGAACCGGTTGCTCTGCTGGCTTGCTGGCCTTGATGAGTTCCAGCACCTGAGCCGGGGTCACCGTACCCGCGTCCAGCAGTTCGGCCAGTTCGACAACGTCGTCTTCCGGCGTCGAAGCAGCCTTGTACATGGTGAACACGGCATCAGGATTGGCCGGACGATCCACCAGGGACACCTCGACGAGGTTCAGACCCTTGATGATCTTCTTGTTCATCGGGTCACGCTCGGTCACCTTGCCACCGATGCTGAACCCCTTGTACACCTGGGTCTGCACCTTCAGCACCGCCACGGGGTCGACCACATGTGCGCCGAACATGGTCTTGCCCGTGGTGTCGTCGACCGAGGCTTCGATCGCGGTGCCAGCGGCCATCGACTGGTGCATTTCACGGACGGCACCGAACTTCATGTAGTCGGGCAGCGCAGCCTTCATGGCTTCGGGGGTGATGGTCTCACCGTCACTGTCTTCGGCACCAGACGAGGCGAAGCCCCAGACCTTCAGTGTGCCGTCATCCTGGGCTTCGACCTTCTCGATGTTCGCGTAGATGCGCTTCTTGGCCACGTTCGTGACTCCTTACTTCGCGGCTGCGGGAGCAGCACAGAGGGTGGCAGCGTCTTCAGCGCTGATGGTGGTGGTGATGCCGAACGGACCATATTGGCTAACGACGAACACCTTGTCACCCTTTCGGGTGCAGACGAGTCGGTTCTCGAGCTGAGCCGGAGCGCCTGCGCAACCACAGAGCGCGGCGAGCAGGACCAAAGCAGTGATGTGTTTCATGGGGTCTCCTCGGTGAGTACGGGCAGGATGTCGCACCTGCAATTGGGGTGAAGCGGAGGACCATCACCGCCATCACCAGGGAACTGTTCGTCGAGGCCCACTACGACCCCGTCGAGCTCGTTGCATTCATCGCAAAACTCGTCCTGTGCAATTATCCACTGCTTGCCGCTGACGACCCCGCTTGCACGGTAGCCTTCGAGGTTGCCTTGTACGTCGGCATAGGCAGTCTCGGTGCGCGCAATGGTCTCTGCTCGTGCGGGGTCGAATGCGTAGCTGTCTTCGATCTCGCTGGCCAGCTTGTCGTTGGACCATCCTTCTTCGATGCCCTGCGTCACTGTAGCGCGTAGCATATCACGTGTGGACTCATCCAGCTGCGTCACCAGTTCGGCCGAGCGCTCTTTCGAGTAGGCCACAGCGCGCTCGTTGACTTGTGATAACTGGTCCTTGGTGATCTCGCTGATGACTTGTACCAGGGCTTGTTCACCGCCATCAGCGGCCATGTCTTCGAGCATTTCGGCCAGTTCGGGCGCTAGGTCTTTCAACTCGTCGAAGGTCAGCGCAGCGATTAGCTTCTTCGCTTGGTCATCTGCGCTAATGCCCTTCGTCAGCTTGTCAGCGAGCAGCTTGCTGACTCCGGCACCCGCCTTCGCAAGTGCAGGCTTCACCAGCTTGGTGATACCGCTTGTACACGCCTTCGTGCTTGCCCTGTCCCGCGTGAGTGACTTCACCTTCCGCAGTCCAGAGCCTTGATGTTTTCCCACCGGCTTGCCCGTACCTCCTGCAGCGGGTTGTGCCTTGCCGGGTACAGGGCTATCACCCCCGGGAGGCTTTGGTCCGCCCTGGGAGCCCGGCGGACCATTGCCGCCCACACCCAGCAAGGGGGGTGGGGGTGCCAGGGCTTCCTTCTGCTCGGGGGTCAGTGCAGGCAGGCCCAGCTTCTCACGGGCTTCATCAGTAGTCATAACTTTCGCAGACACGTACCCTGTGAGCACTGTCATCTGCACCTGTGGTGACGACTCCTCCTCTTCATCCCAAGCGAACTCGTAATCGGTGTACCCGAAGTACTTCCAGATTACGTAGTCCATCAAGCCCTTGACCCAGTTCATCACCGGCTCAAGACCCTCCTTCTTGGCCTGTCCGTCCGCTGTCTCGGCGGTTGCCCGGTTCATTTGCGCGATGAGTGCTTGCGGGCTGACTGAGAACGCGAAGCAGATGATGCGCGCCAGCCACTCGTCGTACTTGTCCGTCAGAGCCGGGTCCTTGGTTTCATGGATGTCCATGCCACCTGGGACGAACTTCGCCTTGCGGCGCTGCGCGGTATTGCCTTCCATGATGCCATCCCAGTACTCCTGGAACTGCGCGATCTGGTCCGGGTTCCACTCCGGAGGCACGCCGACGAACGCTTCCGGTATGTTGCCTTCGGTGTAGTACTGGAGCTGACCGACCTGACGACGCAGCGCGATGTTGACGGTCATGATGACCTGCTCAACCGGGCTGTAGCCATAGATGCGATTGGTGCGCACGTTACGTGGACGGTAGATCAGTTCGTCACGACTGTAGTCCACCGCTGGGATACCCTTCAGCACCTGTTGATAGGCGACATCAGGCGGTTGCGGTGTGCGGCCTGTCTCATCGAGTACTCGCTTGATGGTGGCCCCATCGACGAGTTCCAGCGCGTACAAGTCGCCGCCCAGCGTAGCCCGGGGATATATCGTAGCTGCATCCAGCACCAGCATATCTTCGAGCAGCGCACGCAACCAGGTCTTCCACTCATGCTCGCCGTCCGGGAACATCAGGAAGTCAGTCAGCTCTTTGATGTGCGGGTCCGTTGGCTTGGGCTCAGGCACCTCAGGCACCTCAGCGGGCTTCGGCGGAACCACACCCGTCACCGGGTCAGGCACGGCAGGAGGCTCGGCGTTCTTGGCCTTCACCTTGTCAACGTGCTTCTGCGCGGACGCTATGCGCTCAGCCTCCTTCCGGGCCTGCTCGACTTCTTTGCGCGGCTTGATGACCCAGGACAACTTCTCCATCTGGTCCTTGCGGGTCTCGATCACAAGACGCATCAGGTCGTAGCCGTCGGCCAATGCGCGCATGTGCTCGAACGTGACGCCCTCGCCATCACGCGGTGTGCGGCGAACGTTGACCGCCATTGGGAAGTCGAACTGCCGACCCGGCACACCTTCCTTCGTCTGGGCTTGCGGTGCGATGGGGTCACCAGGACTGAACCACAGATTGCTCTTGTTGCCCTGGATGATGTACTTGACGCCCTGGACTACGCGGTCCAGGATGCCTGCGTCAATCGGTTTCTTCT